CGGCTTCTCTGGTGATATATTGGCTGACGCTTATTCCTACTATTCGGGTAAGGTAACCAAAGAGCAGAGGGCAATATCGAGAGCCTTGTTATCTATATTCAAGAATTGGTATGAACAACCATTCGGAGAACTCACGTCTGATACTTTTAAAATACAATCGATGTTGTATGGCAGCACTAATAACACCAACTGATATATCGACATTGGCAAGGCCTTGCTATGCAGATAAGGAAATTGCCAATAAAGCGATAGACGAGGCGATAGATATAGACATTCGCTATCTAGTAGGTGATACTCTGTTTCAAAAGATAATGCAGAGTAAAGATACAATCTTACTAAATGGGGGTCTGTATAAGTCGAAGAAAGGAGAAGACCGCATTATCGGAGGGTTGAAGAAAGCTGTTGCCTATCTGGCCTATTCACGTGTCGTAAAATTCGGTAATAGCTTGCCGACGAGGTTTGGAACTATGAATAACAACGATGCTTATTCTTCGCATACAGAATTAAAGGAACGACAAATGATAGCCGATGATACTTATTCTATCGGATTGAAATATCTAGAGGAAGTATTGTACTATATTAATTATTCGGAAGAATGCTGTGTTTGCGAAAAGCCAATAAGCAAGCGTAGCATATTTAAGATTATAGGAGATTGATCGATGAGTGACAAAGATCCCATAGTGAAGTACTCGTGGGAGGATATTAAGTTTACCATTGGCTTTGAGGACAAGAACGGGAGCCCGATCGATGCCGAGACGAAGAAGTTTAAGTTCATCTACAAGGACGAGTCCGGTTGTTGTTGCGAAGTGAGCTACGACGGAAAGACACGTAAAAACTGTGTGTTCCGTGACGGCGTGCTGTACGGCATATTCAATTCCGGGACTTTCCGCTATGGCTTGCTATCGGTCGAGAGGCACTACTGGATAGAGGATGCCGATTTCGATGACGGCAAATGGGACTATGGCGATGTTTACAAAACCAATATAATCATCAAGTGATATGGCAGATAGTGATTGCATAATCGTTCATGAGCAGGTGGTAGTGCCGGAAATCCCCCGAATAAATAATTCCGTAGTCGTTCCCGTTATTACCGCATATAGAGCGAGGCCGCCGTATCGGGTGGATCCCAAATGGCCTGATTTGGAATTAACCCCTCGGTTCCATGTGTGGTTGATTGCATATACGACAGGTGAAGACCCCGATTATGACCTGACATTCTGGATATATGATCAAGTCATCGAAGTGGATTGGGGAGACGGTACTACGGAGATATTGAATGGCAGGGAGGAACCGGGATATCATACGTGCAGGCATAAATTCAAAGAAGGAACGGGAACTTTGGATTCTCACGGCGAAAGGTTCTGGCACGTGGATTTGTATGTCAAAGAGGACCATGCCGTTTATAATGCCATAGAACTTTCTCCTGTCTATAATAATGTGAAATCCAATTCGAAAGTGAAGGCGGTTTCGATAAACAAAAACGGTTTATACTCTTATCTGATATTGAATTGGGCACAGAATACGGCCGTCAATTGGATAGAATATGTCAGAGTGATCGGAAAACATATTCTTAAAGCGGATATGCTCAGATCGGTATATCTCCATGAGATAAGATATGATTCGGAGGATATAGCGTTCGACGAATTGCCCGGGAATACGGTCTCTAAATTGTTGGGGCAATACCCTTTCGATGTTTTCAATTATAAAAATATAAAGGCATACAGGGGTGCTGTATTTTCATTTATGTATGCCCCCAATCTGTTGAATTATAGATATGATTTGTCAAGATTTAATTTTTTGGAGATTTCCAATCTCTTCGAGAAGAATATAGTGGTAACGGAAATTATACTGCCGACCGATTCGGAACGAGCTTGGACAAATATGGGTTACACGTTCTCGGGGTGTAACGCTTTAAGAAAGATCGTATTCCCGGAGAATCGGGAATTGTTTGATTCGGTAAATGAATTGGGCAGCGCTTTTTCCGGGTGCATAAATTTACAGGAAGCGGTGAATTTCCCCACAACCATTGGAAGGAAAGCGACCAGATTAAATGCGAACGGATTTAACAACTGTCCGAAGCTGTCCATTTCATTCGGGACTCCAGAAACCAAATTGAATGTATTTAATTCGTCTGTTTCGGCTATATACGGGTTACAATTTAGTAAGGACTCCCCATTTGGCATCCAATCGGGCGGAGCTCATATAAATATCAACAGCTCTAAATTCGAATATGGAGCCATAATGGAAGTATTCGAGCAACTACCGGATTTCAGCGGTCAGTCACAGAGAATTATAAATATTACCGATAATCCGGGTACTCATGAATTGACGGAAGGGGACATAAAGATAGCTACGGATAAAAATTGGCAAGTAATAGGAGTTTGAAAAATGATACGGAAAAAAGCGAGAGAAGGATATTTGTTGGTATATAAAACAGATGAGTATATCACGGTTACTCCGGCTGTTTCCGCCCCGGACGGAACCGACCTGACGGATTGGGAGGAACTCCCCGAGGCAGAGGCGAGAGAATTGGAACGAGTATTTAACGAGAGACGGACGAATTGATATGCAGGAGAGAAACGTATTGCAAGAAGTATTTACAGCTACGCTGACGCTGTTTACCGATCTGTTGGAGCCGGTGAAGTGGTTTATTCTCGCGGCCGTGTGCTTGATCGTGGCGGACTTGAAATTCGGCATCGAGGCAGCTCGGAAGCGAGGGGAGAAGATACGGACGAGTCGGGCGACTCGGCGGAGCGTGAACAAATTGGTGGATTATATTTGCTGGATATTGGTGGCCATGAGCTTCGGGAAAGTGTTCGGCGAACCTTTCGGATTGCCGATACTCCCGGCATTGGTGCTGTTGGTGGTTTACGGTTGCGAGATCAATTCGTGTTTCAACAATTACTTCGAAGCTCGGGGAAGTAAGTTACGCATCAATATCTTCAAACTGTTCAAGAATAAGAGCGGCGATGTGATCGAACCGGAGAATAGGGACGAGTAATCGTCTTTCGAAAGACCGTTCATTATATAAAATCTAAAAGAAAATGAAGGTGATTCTAGACAACGGACATGGTCGGGACACAGCGGGAAAGAGAAGCCCGGACGGAAGGTTAAGGGAGTATGCCTACACACGTGAGATGGCCCGCAGGATAGCGCAGGATTTGAAACGGCAGGGTATCGATGTATCCTTGCTCGTTCCCGAAGATACAGACGTTCCCTTGAAGGAGCGTGTGGAACGAGCGAACCGAATTTATGCGGAAACTGGCAAGCAGGCTATACTCGTATCGATACATGTCAATGCCGCCGGTAACGGTTCGACATGGTTTTCGGCCAGAGGGTGGAGCGTGTTCGTCGATCCGGCGGCATCGCAAGACAGCGAGCGGCTTGCGACGTCCATAGCCGAAGCCGCCGGAAACATCGGCCTGACGGTACGCATGGAGACGGGCGGCCGCAATTATTGGGTAAGTAGCCTTTACATCTGCAAACACACGAATTGCCCGGCCGTATTGACAGAGAATCTTTTCCAAGATAACCGGGAGGACGTGGATTATCTTTTGAGCGATGCGGGCAAGCAGGCGATAGTCCGTTTGCACGTAAAAGGAATTATCGATTATCTGAACTCGTTATGAAAACATTGCCCTGGCTTCTCGTCGGTATGCTTCTCGTTGTCGCTTTTTGGGGCTGGTTACGCCCCGTCGATACCGCTCCCGAGGGAAATCGGGAGAAAGACACCGCGACGTTTGTCGATACGATTCCCTACTTCGTCCCGGTTCCCCGGGATAGCATAGTAGTGAAATATGTCATTGCACGACTTCCGTCCGCTGTCAATGATAGTGTCGGGAGCCATGCAGTCGACACCGTACATCGGAGCGATAGCGTTGCGGTCGCTATTCCCATTACGCAGAAAGTCTATGAAGACAGTACCTACCGAGCCTATGTGTCGGGGTATCGTCCGAGACTCGACAGTCTGTTTCTCTTTCCGAGGACGCAGATTATCACCGTTCGGGAGAAACCCCGCAGGTGGAATATCGGAGTCGGAGCCGGTTATGGCCTTACCCCGCGAGGTTTCCAGCCATTCGTCGGGGTGACGGTTAGCTATACTCTTTGGGCGTTCTGATAGTTGTTTTTAGTTAGAATGAGCGATGCAGTCTGCTTGTGAAAGCGGGCTGCATTTTTTTATAGATACGCCTCGATACCGGGCTTTTGTACATATTCCGCTATTTCGAAATACGGAATCTGCTTTTGTTTTTCAGGGCAGTAGGGGGCACTTCCGACTGAAAGAAGGAAAAAAATTTCCTTTTTGAACCCCTAAGAGCTTATTTTTTAGGGCATTAAGTTTTTGAAGGCTGGAAAAAGTGTGGGGATTTGAAAATCTTTGCAGAGAAAAAAGGAATTTAATATTTGATTGTCAGTTATTTATATTGTGTTGATGTGACCGTTGAAGTATAGGCTTGTTCGTCATACAGCGGATAAAGATTTTCATCTAATATGTTGTATGATTTTATATCTTGAAAAAAGGAAAATCTATAAATCACATGTTTAAATCTGTCCACATCGTATATTTGAGCATGTAAAAATAAAGTTATCAGTTCATTTTTGGATAAAGAAGTACGAACAATGTTGGCATAGAACTCTTTATCTGATTCATCTATGATGGAGCTGCTACTTATATACTCTAATAAGTGAAGTAATCCTTTAAAATATAAAGTGGAAATACTAGCATAGTAATAGGAATAATATCCCTCCCATGCTTGTTTAGCATTTACTAAGGAAATTAGGTTCGTTGATAATCGGTTGTTGGGAAGTCGGTGAAAAAGAATATTTTTAAATACATCTCTTCCATCGTACTTTTCGTCTTCACTTACGAAAACTTCATGTAGGTTTGTAAATGATATATGTAAATCTTGAATCTTCTCTCTTTGGTTATTCAATAGTTGAAAGAACGTATTGTCAAATCGTTGATAGCGGGCAGTCTTATTTTGTTGTTCAAATTCTTCTTTTTGGCTATGTAATTCTTCGGTGGTTTTACGGAGTTCTTCTCGTTGTAATTGGAGCTCTTTTTTCTGCATAATAACAGACCAAATGACCCCAATTAAAGCGAATGAAGATATAAAGGTATTTATAGAACCAAAAGAGTCTCCGAAAGCTGATAACTTGTTTAGTGTGGGATATTTTCCATAAATTTCATCGATAAATAATATACCAATATATTGGAAATTTAGAATGGTAATCATTATGAGAAATATTACGATTATTATTGTTAGATATTTTATGAATCGGGACATATTATATTTATTATATTATCAATGATGTGATAAAACTAAAATAAAATCTCTATATTTGCAACAAACACATGACAATTATTATAACTTTAAATAGTATGATTTGCTCTGTTCGACAAAGATATAAGGGTAATATAAATTTTATTATAATGCCATAGATTGTGACCCTTTTCATCGTATTATTGTTTGTATAATAAAAGCACAAAAAGGAATTATGATAGATAAAATAAAGGCATTTGATTATATGCTCCAACTTTTTGAAGAGTGGCGAGATTCTCATGAAGAGTTAAAAAATAAGCCGTTGTCTAAACTTACAGCCTTGAAGTTGCTGTTTTTGACAGCTGCTCCCAAGGAAGATGGAGGCGATAATCTTTTGGATATATTTAATAATTTTTATGCCATGCAATATGGCCCGGTGGAGAGTGATGTATATAATGCAATCCAAGCAAATATGTTGCCTTCATATATAGCTGAATACAGGTCTATTGAAAGAAGAAAAGAATGCATAGACTTCCCATCAGAATATAAAGGACCTGAGTATGAACCGATACAAAACGCTGTTAAAGAGCTTCGCACAAAGAACGAAAATCTTATCGAATTAAATGCGTTTGAACTGGTAGAAATTACTCACAAATGGAATAGTTGGAACTTGGCAATGAATTTTGCTGAATTTATGGGCCAATTAAGCGCTAAGATGTCAACAGTTTCAATTGAAGAGGATTCCAATAAACGGTTTAGTCTTACTGATTAAATTGGAGGGGATAATGGAATTGCAGGAATGCTATGAAAAATATGTGGCTGAGTTTGGTAATGGGAGTTGGCTCCCTTCTAAATATACTGATGAAGAAGTTCAATCTGCGTATAAGACAATTCAGAGTTTTATAGAATATAGTTTTATAAAGCTATCCCGTTCTATTCTTTCTGGCGAGTATATGGTAGAGCCAGAATTTAACGGTATTTTGAAGAAATATATAGATAAGGTCGCAGATTTGTCTGAATATGAAACGCAGCCAGATCCGGGAGAAGTTATTTCTCAATCAAAGAACTATCTTTTTCGTATGTTTGAGGATTTTCAGCGTTCTTTGTATAATGCATTAAGAAAATACCAATGCTTTTTATCGGAGGTTGATTATAAATATCGGTTGAATACAAGAAAACCTATATATGGGCTTTATAAAACATTTAAAGAGAGTCGTTCAAATATATTAGTTGGGTTTGGAGACTTTGTGATTCCTCTTTGTAGATATGATTATTTAATATATTCAACATCTGAGACTAGGCAAGAACTATTACATTTAGGCAAGAAAATAAAGTCATTTAAGGATATTGTTAATTCTAACGAGGTAACCGGATTATGTTTGTTGTTGGAAAAAAAATGTGATTTTTATCTTAAAAAGATTTCATCAGAACCTTTTGATTATGAAGATGATTTTGAGTTGGTTACAGTCGATCCTCAAACACTTGATATAGGAGATTTTGTGAAATTTGAAAGTAGTGAAAAGTCTCAAGGTGAACTACTGGAGTACATCAATCAAATGAGGGTGTTGCAAAGATCAGATTCTCGATATAAAGATACACTCAGAAATATGAGTGATTTGATAAAAAAAATTTATGTGTCGCTATAAGGCTCATAAATGGCATGACAATTTCTCACAGAGTAAATTGGGAGAATCTTATGATATATTTGCTTGGAACTCGGTATATAATTATCTATATAATTGTCGTTTTTCTTTTATCGTAAAAAATAAAACAGATATTAAGCTAGATGAAATTTGTAAAGAGTTGCATGATATTGAAAAGATACAACATACTACGGGAATAAAGAATTTTCACCCGTATGAGAAGGCTCTTGATGCTATTATTACTTGTGCTGATACTCACATCAGGAATGAAGATGTTGACGAGGTTCTGATGAAGAATAAATTCAAAGAATTAGATCGTATTTTAGAAGAATATAGAACGTCTATTGAATGGTGCAAATCACATAAATTTATTGCATTTCAGTTACCGTTTGAAGAGTCATGTGTGTATTCAGATACCTACAAGTTGAATTTATTTGTGCCATCGGCATTCATGAATAATGAAAATTATGATAGGCTGAGGGAATCTGCTGAAAAATATGAGTTAAGGAAACAGTTTCTAAATATTTTGTCGTCTGTAACTAAAGAAAAGAAAGAAGTTGATAATATTAAAAACTCAATAAGTGAAACCAATAAGAAAGCGTATGATATATTAGCTTTGTTCTCTGCGGCGATAACTTTTTTATTTGGAACGGTTAATATCTTTATTGCGAATCATGATAAAAGTGTTTTATTGCTAATTTGTAATACAATGGGATTAGGTGTATTGTTAATCCTGTTTATGTGCTTGTATCTTCTCGTTTCTCCAGTTTTGATACAGAGGTTGAATTGGAAAGAATATGTGAAGTCCATACGATTCTATTTGGGAATTATTGCTATTATAATATACATGGGATTAACTTGTTTCCTTTATAATAGATTTGAATATATAGGTAGTAAAGTGGAGGAAAAAGAAAGGACAGAGGATGTGGAAAAGGCCTCTGAAAAGGAAATACAAATTCAAGAGCCCAATAATATTCAGGATAAATTAAAGGAATAATACAAGTGTGTATAAATAGAGCAATTGTAGTATGTCATAATAGTAGTAAGTTGCTACGTTATTTTAAGATCTTGGTTAAGTCATTTACGGGAGTAAGCTCTTGTTCCCTTTAATTTTTGATACCGCAAGGAGTTATATTTATATACCCTATAATAAAGTTAGAGGTCTTATTTTTTTTGAGCCTCTAATTTCCAACTGAGAGGGTAAGACCGTATTTTTACTGGTTACAAGTAATTCTTTACCTTGTTTCTTCTCTTGAACGCTGTAAGACAAATCAAAGGTATATAATTGATTCCCCTTATATAAATCTCGAATCTCTTTCACGTTGTCATAAGAAAGTACCCATTTTATGGTTGTTCTATTTAGAAGAAACGAAGCAAGTTCTGCATGATCGTTATGAGTATAAGAATTTAGATATAATTCAGCACCATGCTCATAATATGGTGGGTCCAAATATATTAGATAGTGCTTCTTTTCGTTCTGTGGAAGTTGATCAATCTGTTGTAGAAGGAATAGAGCATCATTATTCATCACCTCGATTAAATCCTTATGAGAAATTACTTTTATAAGTTTTTCTCGCAATCTGTCCTTTATATATCTTGCATCTATTTTATATTTAGCATTGCTTTGCTTTTCGATGGTTCGTCCACCGATTGGTCCTGCGGCTAAAATACCGGATCTATTACATCGATTCAGAAAGAAAGTAGCAAATCCCAGTTCAACGGAAAACTGACTATGTCTATTGATGAAAATATTTTTTTCCTTGTGCCACTCTTCGAGATTAACCTCTGTCTGTTCAAAGAGGTTCATGAACTGTTCAGAATGATTTATAAGACTATTCCAAAACGAGTATATAGGAATACTTGCATCATTGATGATAATTTTGTCAACCTGTCTTGTAAATAGAAGGTTTAATGCAGCTCCTGCTCCTCCTGCGTATGGCTCAACATAGACTACATTGTGGATATTATTCGCCTTAATGAAGTCTTTTAAAAAAGGACTCATTACCGCTTTACCTCCGGGATATCTTAGTGGACTATAATTATTGTTCATTGGCTAAATAAGAGTGCATAAAATCTAAAACAGGAGCTAATTCATTTGCGCATATTTCAAGAGCTGAATCATGAGCAGAATGGTAATTATATTTTACAAAGTTACTACAAAAAAGAGAAATGCGGAAAGATATAGTGATAGAATTGAGTTACAAGGGTTTCAGTCGTGCTTCCGATTATTCGTGAAGCCATCGCAATCACCGCTGAAGCCAAATCAGGACGCCGCTACGTTACTTGTCCGTAACCATGCACGGAATGGCGACAAACGGACACGGATAACGAAACAAGGCGTTAAGGATTAGTGAGTTACTGACAACTCACGCAACAAATCCGGTTACGGAAAAAGATTGCGCCGTTCCTCCCCGTTTTGCGTACCGGCGACGGACTCTTCACCAACTAATTTTGAACCTAAAAAAATAAGGACGATGAAGAGTACATTTTCAGTAATCTACTACCTCAAACGTCAGGTAGTGAAAAAGGACGGGACAGTACCCGTCATGGGACGCATTACGGTGGACGGCAGCCAAACGCAGTTCAGCTGCAAACTGACCGTCGATCCCAAGCTGTGGGACACCAAAGGGGGACGTGTCACGGGCAGAAGCTCGGCGGCACTCGAAACGAACCGCATGCTCGACAAGATGCGTGTGCGTATCAACAAACACTATCAGGAAATCATGGAGCGTGACAACTTTGTCACGGCGGAGAAGGTCAAGAACGCCTTTCTCGGACTGGAACACCGCTACCACACGCTGATGCAGGTGTTCCGCCAGCACAACGAGGACTACGAGAAACAGGTGGAGGCCGGCATGAAAGCCAAAGGCACGCTCTTGAAGTACAGGACCGTTTACAAGCACCTGCAAGAGTTCCTCACCATCCGCTACCGCGTGAAGGATATTGCACTGAAAGAGCTTACGCCCGCCTTCATCTCCGACTTTGAGATGTTCCTGCGCACGGACAAGCACTGCTGCACCAATACCGTGTGGCTGTATGTCTGCCCCTTGCGGACGATGGTGTTCATCGCCATCAACAACGAGTGGCTCACACGCGACCC